AGTTTTGAATGATATATTCAAAATCATCAAATTTAAGTTCTCCAACAGTATCCGAAAGACATATTTCATCAAATGGAAATTTACCATGATAGTAGAGAACCTCTTTTAAAATGAAATCATTATCTATTTTACCGATAATGGGACATTTATTAATACAAGAAACATATAATTTTGTTTTGAAGTTGGTTGTAGTATGTTCTCGATTTAATATTTCAAACATCTTTTTGAATTCTTGTTTTGTTTCCCAGATAGATTTTTTTGTATTTGTTATCTGAAATTTATTAGAAACTGAAGTAATAAAAGAAAAATTACGTATATTATGATTTAATGCTAAATGGAGTTTCGAGAGAGATGGAATAAGTAAATAAATACCTTCGAAATTATTATTATATTTTTCTAAATCTCTAGTGAATTCCAACTCACTTTTTTTAATTTTCAAATATTCTTTTGCGTAATTAAACATTTCGATAGAATCGTTCATTATTGGTAATATTTTTTGAGATGTTAGAGAACCGATTTCGATGCGTTTTGGTAGATTTTCAGAGTAAATAGTTTGGAATATTTCCATTTTTTTTGATGTGGGAAAGTTCTCAATATTAGCATTTTGAATTCCATCGCGTAATGATACATCGAAGAGATTTGGGTCTATTTTATTGAATATTTCGGTTTTTTTCGGACATGCGAGAATATTTTTACGGATAATTCGAGAACAATTAATCATTTTTATTATGTTAGAAATTTATTTACAAATTTACACTTGTAAATCAATAATTATATAAATTGGGTATTATAATCATGAACAAGTACGATATGTTCTCCATTTGGGTCACGAATAGTTTGATTTGAATCTGTAGTATACCCTTCTGGTAATATAGGATTATAACTGGCATCTAATTCAAGAGAATTATACACGATAGGATGACCATCAAAATCATATTTAAGATGTTGAAATTTAATAGGTGCTCCACTGGCATCAATGAGTATATTACTAGCATCTCTTGAAAAATTACTAGGAAAAATAACTTCATTATTACTATCGAGTTTCAAATAATAAAAAATGATATCATTGTAACTAATATCATGAGCAGGAAGAGGACATGATGTATTTAACGGAGGCAATGTAATAGGCACTGGGATTAAACCTAATTTTCGAGTAAGATAATCGATAAGATATGTATCATCATTACCCCAACCGTAATAATCACAACCGGATAATTCGATAACTTTAGTATCTATATATTGACCATCCGATGTGTATAAATTACAATTGAATGTGATTTGTTGGAAAGCATCAAAATCCATAACGGAATATTTGAAACCGGATATATATTTAATAGGAGGTGTAAATGGTGTAGGGACAACTTCAATAGTTTGTGTATTAAGATTCATGAATATTATAAGTAAAATATATTAAGATATAATTATTCTAAATATATTTTATTAGCATTTATCGTGTTGTAATTTACAAATGTAATTATAAATTATACACTTGTAGTTTATTCAGTGTTTGGGTCGGCAACTGGCTCGGCAACTGGCTCGGATACAGGTTCAGATACTGGCTCGGATACTGGCTCAGATACAGGCTCGGATACAGGTTCAGATACTGGCTCGGATACTGGCTCGGATACTGGTTCGGTTACAGGTTCAGATACTGGCTCAGATACTGGTTCAGATACTGGTTCATTTACAAATGTACCAGAAATTGGGTCAAAACGTAATCCTTCTTCAGATACAGGTTCAGGTTCAGATACAGGTTCGGATACAGGTTCGGATACAGGTTCTGGACTATACGTAAGACATAATTTATTAGATAAGAATTCAATTACATAATTATCATCATTACCCCAATTGTTATAATCCTCACCATCCATATGGACAATTTTTGTATCTAAATATTGGTCATCATCAGTAAATAAGTTGCAATTGAAAGTGATACTAGCAAATGGTATAAATTCAGTAACTGAAAATTTAAAATATTTAATATATTTTGGCTGTTCTAAAAAAAGAGATGGAATAACGTTAATAGAATTACTAAAGTTCATGAGTATAATATAATATTTTTAGATATAATATTATAATTATGAACAAATATATATTTATAGCATTTTTGGGAATAATTCGGCTAGAATACTTGCGTGTTCTTTATCAGAAATGCGTGTCAAGTTTGCTTTTTGGGCTAACAGATTTATAATATATTCATCATCATCGGCCCAATTTTTATATTCATCGTTCGAAATAACATAGTTTTTAACATCTACTGTATGATAATTATTATTCATAAGAATGACAGCAAATTTAATTTCTTTGGATGGAATAAATTCATGTGGAGCAAATCTGAAATAAGTTACATATCCATTTGATACTTCTAAATAGAATGGTTCGATTTTATATGGATTAAAATCAGTATTTTCAAGTGGCAATACCACCTGTTTTGGCACAACTTCTTCAGCAACCGATTCTGGGGCAACTTCAGTGGTAGGTTCAGTCACAACTTCTTCAGCAACCGATTCTGGGGCAACTTCAGTGGTAACTTCAGTGGTAGGTTCAGGTACAACTTCTTCAGCAAGAGATTCTGGAGTAACTTCAGTAACAGATTCTAGAGCAACTTCAGTGGTAGGTTCGGTGGTAACTTCTTCAGCAACGTCAGTGGTAGGTTCTGGAGCAACTTCTTCAGTAACAGATTCTAGAGCAACTTCAGTGGTAGGTTCTGTGGTAACTTCAGTGGTAGGTTCTGGAGCAACTTCTTCAGTAACAGATTCTGGAGCAACTTCAGTGGTAGGTTCAGGTATTGTTTCTTCAATTTCGATAGTAATATTATCTTGTTCTGCTGACATTTATATATACATACATGTGAATAATTTTTTATATTTTTAGATTCAAAACATTTTTATATTTCAAATTCATAAGTTCTACTAAAGAATCATAACTCAAAATCTTATCACGTTTCAAAATTTCAGATCCTTCCCTAATTAGGTCTTTCGAATTTCTAATAATAAATTCAGCATATCCATATGCGTCGTTAATAAGTACTGCGACTTCTTCATCAATAATTTCTTTATATTTTTCACTCATACTAGGATAAATAATTTTCTTACCCATACCATAATAACAAATCATTTTTTCAGCCAACTTGAGTGCTTCTTCGAAATCATTGATAGCACCAGTTGTAACAGATACGCCATAAAATACTTCTTCTGCTATTCTACCAGCCAATAGAATCATAAGATGTTCAAACAAAGCTTCTCGTGTTAAAATATTACTACTAGATGACTCGAAAACAGTATAAGCAGGGCTATTAGGAGATGATAAATTGATAATAACCTTGGTCATTTTAGCATGATGCGCTGATAACATACCAACAATGGCGTGACCTAATTCATGAATAGCAATTTGGTCAATGATATCAGTAGTGAATTGATGCTCTGATGGTTGCCAGCCAGCAAGCATTTTATTAACAATAACATCAATATCACTATTAGTGAATTTATTACGATTTTCCCTTAAAGCATTTAACATGGCTTCATTTAAAAGGTTCTCAATTTGAGCACCAGAAAAACCGTTTGTAATTTCTACTAAATTTTCAATTTCAATACTAGAATCGTATGGTTTACCAGAAGAATGAATATTCAAAATAGATTTTCGAGTAGCTTTATCCGGATTACCGATATAAATACGTTTGTCTATACGACCAGGTCTAGTAAGAGCAGTATCCAATAAATCAGCACGATTGGTAGCGCCGATAACAAAAATACCCGATGTATTTTTGAAACCATCTAAGGCAACTAATAGTTCATTCAAAGTACTATCACGTTCATTACCAGAGGTATCACCATCAGATGACCTTTTACGACCAAGAGCATCAATTTCGTCGATAAATATAATACAAGGAACATTTTGTTTGGCTAATTTAAAAAGTTCTCGAATACGACTAGAACCGACGCCAACATATTTTTCTTGAAATTCAGAACCAGAAACCGCAATAAAACCAGTTTTAGCTTCGCCCGCCAATGCCTTTGCTAATAATGTTTTACCATTACCAGGAGGACCTTCGAAAATAAGACCTTTTGGAACACGAACATTATAAGGTGCGTACTTAGTATAATTCGAAAGAATATCAATACACTGATTTAATTCGTTTTTGATATTATTATAACCACCAACATCATTAAAATTAATGGGAGATTTTTCAATAACTTCGAAATTTTCAGATTTCTTAGTTCTACTTGAGGCACTTCCACCACGTTTCCCATATGAACGCATGGGATTACCATGTATGTCATAGTACTCAGAAGATTCTTCGTCGTCAACATTATTCGCATTTTGTAAGTCAGCACTTAATTGATTAATAACACTTTTATTAATAATGATACGTACTCCACCTGACCTACGTTTTCCAGTAGAATTATTATTTAATAATTCATCAAACAATTCAGGTTCATCTAGGTCTTCTTCTTCTGGATTATAAAATCCTTCATTTTGATTATTTAAAATTTCATTCATTTGTATAGTAGCATTTTTTGAATTGAGTCTTTTGAGATAATGCTCATTATAACTAGAAATTGGATATTTTCGATAGTTCATATTCATTGACAAAGTAGATTTAATATTCCTATATTTTTGGAAAATAAACCCATTTGATAGTGCGAACAAAAAAAGAGTAAAGAATAATTGATTCATTGAATAAATATAATACGCAAACTTTATGTTGTTACTCTAAATTAATTATATATTTTACAAAATATTTGTAAAGAAATAAATATTATTATATTTACAAATTTACAACTGTATTATGCTAATAAAAATATTTGTAAATAAAATAGTATAGTTATACCATATACGCACTTATAATAACGATGATGCGTAAAAGATTCAGTGAAAATATTTGTCAAACAAGTTCGCAGTTTGACACTTATAGAACATTGAAAGCCGATATTTCCAATTATATAAAATTAAATGATTATCAAAAAATGTATATTGAATATTTGACTGATGAGCAAAAAAACGAAATAATATTGTTATACGATAGAGCATTAAGTAGTTTATTAGAAGCAATGTATGCGAAAATATAAAAATATGATATTTTACACCCTTGAAGATTTCAAACCGCACAGCGGATGAAACTTCAACTAAGTTACCAGTTACAGTTTGAACCATAGCACCCCTACGGGTGCTCTTTCAAATCTTCACTGGTATAAATGAATATAATAAATAATATAAATATTTGTTAATTATATTATTTAATTGTATTTCAAAAAATGGAAGAAGTCGATGATATAGATGACCAGTATATCTATGTAGATAAAGAAAATATATCAAAAGAAAAATGTGAAATGATAATAAATAAATTTATTAATGATGAAAGAAAATACAAAGGAATTACAATTGGTATAACTGAAAATATTAAAGAAACAAATGATCTACAAATAACAGGATTAGAAGATTGGAAGGAAATAGATGATTATTTATATAATAATTTAAATAAAGCATTGAAACAATATTCAAATAGATTTATAAAAAATAAATCTGGAGAAATAATTAAAAATTCAAAAGATCAGATAATAACTATGGAATTATTTATTAGAAATACAATGGATTTTGGTTACCAAATACAATGGTATAAAGCAAATACAGGTTATTATGATTGGCATACAGATTTTATAGATAAAGTAATTTTATTAAATCAAAATAGAATTCTTGCTTTTATTTGGTATTTAAATGATGTAGAAGTAGGAGGTGAAACCGAATTTTTGAATGGAAAAATAAAGCCCGAAGCTGGAAAATTATTATTATTTCCAGCAACGTGGACATATTTACATAGAGGAAAAATGCCAATATCAAATGATAAGTATATAGTAACTGGTTGGTTAGGATTTACTGTGTTTGATAAATAATAATAAAATATTAAATAATTTAAATATATTACTTATAATATTGAAATATAAGTAATAAATGGAAAATTCAAATGATATTAAAGATTTTTATATCTATATAGATAATGAAAATATACCAAAAGAAAAATGTGAAATGATAATAAATAAATTTAATAATGATGAAAGAAAATATAAAGGAATTACAACATTAGGTGAAAATAAATCCAAAATTACAAATGAAATTAATATAACTAACTTAGAAGATTGGAAAGAAATCGATAATTATCTATACCAAAACTTAAGTGTAGCTTTTGGAAAATATTCAGAAAAAGTTATAAAGAACAAAAAAGGCGAAATTATTACATCATTATTAGGAAATTCAATAAATATTTCACATAGCATAGGTAGGACAATAGATTTTGGTTATCAAATACAATGGTACAAAGCAAATACCGGTTATTATGATTGGCATACAGATAATATAACAACAGATAATCAGTTTTGGAATCAAAATAGAATGGTTACTTTTATTTGGTATCTAAATAATGTAGAAGTAGGTGGTGAAACTGATTTTTTGAATGGAAAAATAAAACCAACCGCAGGTAAATTAGTTATATTTCCTTCAACATGGACATATTTACATAGAGGGAAAATGCCAATATCTAATGATAAGTATATAATAACTGGTTGGTTAGGAAATAGGATATTTAAAGAAGATGGAACATTAATACAATAAATAAAAAATATGATATTGTGATGAATATGATATTTAACAAATAATATTGAAAGATGCCAATTTAGATTTGAGAGTATTAGTAGCGCTTTTGAGATTATTCGTGGTTTGTTTTAATTCATTACTTGCTTGTTGAATATATTTGACATCAACATTTTCAGACATAGCAATACTAACACCATGTTCGCATAAAATATTCCAAGTGTCGATAGTTTCAACCGATTTATTGATAATATTTTTTTCTTCAGGAGATAATGCTGCGCCATTTAATGATACATCAGTAGGTGAAACGAAATAGTTGATATATTTCATGGCACAATTTATTTCACCCATAACATCCTCGATGACGATTTTGGTATCATGAGCGGATTTTGGTAATTGAATCACAGTAGTAGCGAAAACGGTTTGTTTGAATTTACCAAAAATATTGGATAAATTGACAATTTTACCGAGTGCTATCGAAATAGATGTTAAAAATCCAATATCATTAATGATGTTGACATTTTGTAATTTGGTAATAAACCCGGTGAATAATTGACTCAATTCATCGGCAGCATCTGCGAATTGATTGAAACCCTCAATATCAACATTAAGTTCCATATGTTTGGTTTCAGTAGCGATTCTACCAGCGGCTTGGAAAAGAGCGGTATAATCATCAATAGTACCTTTTCCATGGAAATCTTCACATTGGATTTCAGCAGCATACGCTTTAATTTGATTTAAAAGAGTAACAGTTTGGCCACTAGGGTCAAACTCGTCGTTATATGTTTCTACGTATTGTGAAAGATTTTGATGAATATCGGGGTCATATAATGCGGGGAGAGTTGTATCGAAAGTAACGCGGTCAATAATAGTACCATCCGCACCAGTACCCTCTTGATTTGTAATTTCATATCCAACCCCGAATGTAGTGTTTATAGATAAATCACTGACTATGGGTATAATGGTAGGTAAGGTATGGTCACAGGATAGGTCAAATATGGATAAGCTGTTAGAGGATATGTCGCTACTGGATATGGATACATTGTAGGATAAATCGATTGAGTTAGATATGCTGTTTGGAGATTGGCCCGATTGATTGCCGTTATTGTGTCCATTTGATTGTTCAGTTGAATTAGATCCATTCTCTGATTGAACGACAGGAGAGGAATTGCCCAATTGCTCATTTGGTGAATTCATCTATATAAAGCAAATATAAAACAAAAAACACTAATATATTAATTTGGACTAAATGAACGCATATATGGTGAGAAAATATTACAAATGTAATTAATAATTACACTTGTAACTTTGTTATCTAACTTTTAGAATATTTGAGTTAGAATTTGTGTTTTTTCTAGCACAACCACGTTTATGCGCGGCCAGTGCTTTCAAATTATTCGCATTGAATAATTTACATAAGTCACATTTCAAACCGGGTTTTTGAATAGGAGCGGCATATTTAGTTGATAAGAATTTATCAAGAGATGGAAAACGAATTTCATCGATTTGAGCGAAAACTTTCTTTTGAGATTCTTTAAAAACCTCAAATAACGCATTTTTCTGTGAAAGGAATAATTGATATTCATTATTGATGGTATCCAAAATATCTTTTGGTACAGTACAATCATCATCGGCAGTTTTGAATTGACGTAATTTCATAGAAAGATTATCGATAATATCGATAGCGGCTTCGATTTTAGTAGGAGAATATTCGACATTATGAACGTATACAATGATACTATTATTATGAAATTCAATTTGATAATTTTTTTTAGAGGAAATACCACTACTCTGAGATAAGAAAATGCCATTATAATTATGTTCTTCACAATAACTTAAGAATGTATTAACATCGTCAATATTAATATTTTCAGGTTCATCTCTAGATTGAATAAATACATTTGTTTTTCGCATACGTTTCATTAGAATAGAACTACTTGTAGTATCATTGGATAATCCAGTATTTTGTAATAAAATTTCAGCACTATTATACATTTTATTGAGAACCTTGGATAGTTGTTTTTCAGTATAGTTTTGCTGTGATTTATTCCTATCATCATTATAAAATCTGTTTATAATATCATTAAGTTCATTTACTATTTTTTGATGCGTGTTTTGATTATTATTATGATTTTCTTTAATTGTATTAATATTATTATTAATACGTTCTTCACTATTGGAAATAAACGAACAAATTGGTTGTTGAATATTTTGTAACATAAGAGAAGATTTGATTTCGAAATTGTTGATAAATTCTTTAATTGAATTATTATCAATACTTTTTAATAAGGTTTTGGAGTCTTCCGACAGAGTTTTATAGAATCCATCCATAGATTCTTGTAATTTTGAATAATGTTGGGCTTGATTTTTAGGTATTAATTCATTTAATACAATGGACGTTTTATCGATAAGAATATTATTATTTTTTTCGATAAGAGGACCGATTTTTTCATAGGTATTATTTTGAAAAGTAGTTTTGACGTCTTCGATATAATCTCGTTTCAAATCATTTATTTTCGAAATTAGATTGATGTAATTTTCATTATTATTATTGGATATAGATTCTTTCAAATTAACAATAGACGATTTTAATTCATTAATATTATTATTATTATCATAAATAGAAGTCAAAATTTGCGATTGAATAGTACTATTCATAGTAGTATTCATATCAGTCAAAAGTTTTTCAAAAATATCTATAAAAAATAAATTGACAGCATCAAAATTGAGTTGAGGGTTTTCTTTGTAGAAAGTACATACGCGTGGGTTAGTCGTTTCAAGCTTCATTATATATAATTCCAATTATATATATATGATTACAGATAATAATATTTCTCTTTTAACTGATTATAATTTATTATTTATGAATTGTATCGTATATTTAAGGTAGGATTCTTTGTAAATTAAAAATTTATTCATTTATTCCACTATCAGAACTAGTTTCACTATAAGACATGTTATTACTACAATCAAATCCAAGATTATAAGATTTTGGAATATCGAATTTCAACATGAGTGTTGATAATTGTTTATTTTTTTCGATAATTGTTTTATTTAATATTGCGTTTTTATTTTGTAAAGTTAGTAATGCGTTTGAATGATTTTGATTGTAATTGTGATTATTGTGATTATAATCATTTTCATTATGATGATTTTCATGACATATTTTTGATAGTTTATCTAATTCGTGTTGAAGATATAAAATATATCGAATCAAATCATTGTATTTCATTCGTAATAGATGGTTTTCACTTATAATATATTTGTTGGGGGTATGATATCGTTTCATTGATATAATAAATAATTATACAATTTTTATTAGAAAAACAAAATTCCTAAAGCATATATGCTTTGGATGTCGATACTACATAATTACAAATTGTAATTACAAATCACAAATATTACTACAATGTAATTACAACTGTATAATAATAATTACAAATTGTGAAAGCATATATGGAGTCAATAATTTTAGGATAATGAATAAATTTATCTGTAAAATAAAATCTGTATAATTAGTATATATGTCTGCTCAGACTACAGTTCCCCCAGTTCCGCCATTTCAACAATGGCAAAGTTTTTTCCCTGCTGGTGTTCCTCCTTATGGCTACGATAATGAAATGCTACAACAGATTTTGACCACTGTTGCTGGTAATGCTGAACAAACAAAACAACAAGCCGCAAATGATACTGCTCGTGATATTTTGAGAACAGTTGAAAGAAATGGTCAAGATAACATGTCAACAACTGAACGTGTAAATGCTCAACTCGCAAGTGCTGTTGAAAGAAACGGCGCACAAAATATGTCTGCTACTGAACGTAATGGTTTCACTGGTGTAAATGCTACTGAACGTATTGGTGGAAACATAATGACCGCAATTGAAAGAGTTGCTGGAGAAGGTAGATTAACAACCACTGTAACAGATTCTGCTAGTCGTCAAGCATCAAATGATAGTGCTCGTGATATTCTTGCTGCTGTAGAAAGAAATGGAAATACAGCAGTTAATGTAACAAAAGATACTCATAACGGATTACTAGGTGCCATTGAACGCAATGCTGGTGAAAATAGAATGACAACAGTAACCGTCGGTGGTCAAAATGATTCTAAATTAGCAAATGTACATAATAATCTAGCTAATCAATTGACTAATATGGAAGGAGAATTATTATCCACTTTCAATATCATATCAGGTGATATCAAAACCGGTGTAGCAAACTCAGCATGGGAAAGTCGTACTGGAATTTCCGCTGGTTTCGCCGCATCAGCATTGGAATCAGCAAAAAATACATCACTTCTTTCAAACCAAGCATCAACACACTACGCATCACTTACATTAGAAAATGCTAAATCAGATGCTCTTTTATCAAACCAAGCGTCAAACCAATATGCTAGTCTTTTATTAGAACAACAAAAAATGAAAGAATATTTATCAGCAAAAGGAGATAATCAATTCGCAATGACACAATTAGAACTACAAAAGGCTAAGAGTGATATTTTAACACAAGCATCTGCTCATTTCTCAGTAAATCAATTAGAACAACAAAAGATTCGTGAATCATTATCAGCACAATTAGCAGATGCTAAATATGAAGCATTAAAGAGCCAACAATTCTTAGCAGATAAGATGAGTACATGCTGTTGTGAAGTAAAAGAAAAGATTGATTTAGTTGATCGTGATAGACTACGTGATAATTTAAATACAGCAACTAACGATAACAATCTTTTAAAACTTGCTGAATTAGCTGGTGAGCCAAGATTCAGAAACGGATTTCCATTTGGTGGTTATGGACCATACGTAGATGGTCCAGCATACGGATATGGTCCATTTGGTTCTCAAGGACACAATAACACCCATATTTATACCGAAGAACGAGGAAGAAGAAGTAGAAGAAGACATTCCCGTTCCCGTTCCCGTTCCCGTTCAAGTGACAGAGGAAGTAGACATTGACGGGCGAAAGAATCACGAAAAGAATGTCCAACAATAGTTAGGGTAATAACAAGACGGCGAAATCGCAGTAGGTCGAAATCATTAACGTCATCAGATTCGTCAGATTCATCAAATTCATCAGAAACATCAGAAACTTTTCATTCTTCAAAATGTTCAAAATACATAAAAAAAATATTTATCAGAGGGCCAACCGGGCCAGCGGGCCCTCCAGGAACACCAGGTAATCAGGGTATTCAGGGTCCAACAGGACCTTTTGGTAATACTGGAGCAGCGGGAGCAACGGGGCCTTTTGGTAACACTGGTGCGGAAGGTCCAACAGGACAGATTGGCTTTACTGGTGCCGCTGGAGCAACGGGGCCTTTTGGTAATACTGGTGAGGAAGGTCCAACAGGGCCCTTTGGAAATACTGGTGCCGCTGGAGCAACGGGGCCTTTTGGTAATACTGGTGCCGCTGGAGCAACGGGGCCTTTTGGTAATACGGGAGAACAAGGAATTCGAGGTTTTACAGGGCCTCAAGGAATGAGAGGAGCATCAGGTGACCCAGGATTTAATGGTGATGTGGGTCCTACAGGACCAACCGGACCAGGTGTATAAGATGATAAGTTTCTTTTCGTGGTTCGATACTAAAAATATTGATTATATTTTATAAAATAAATAAAATCAATAAATAATTATTGTTTGTAAAATTATGTAATTTTAGTAAAAACGATAGACGCAGTAGCTTCATTGACAATTGTTCCATTGGGTAATATACCCGTTAGTTTAGATGGATCGCCAATACGAGTTCCTGTATCTCCAGACCAAAACAATAATGATATTTCATCATTTACAGAAAGGTCGACCAAAACAGTATTTGATATTGTATAAACATGATTAGTTTCAGGAGCCTCAACTAATGTAGACGAACCAGGTATTTCATTGCCATTTCGAGTCAATACAGTTGCAGCATCTGTAGATGAAATAGGAATACTTCCAGAACCAGACCTGACATCTAATTTATAAGTTAATAAATAAAATCCAGAAACAGGCACTATGAACGAGGTTGTAACAGAATAACTAGGGTCAATAATTGTAGTCCAACCGGACCCTACAGGTCCTATTGGAGAATTTTCAAATGTAACGTATTGAAATTTAGTTTTATCAATATTATTTTGTGAAATGTTACTCCAAACGAAAATGGATGATATAGCCGCATTTTCACCGGTAGGTCCAGTTGGACCTACTTGACCATCTGAACCAGTTGGTCCGACTTGACCGGTTGGACCAGTTGGACCTCTAGAACCGAGAGGTCCAGTAGCACCGGTAGGACCATTATCTCCTTTATCGCCAGTTGCTCCAGTAGCGCCGGCAAGACCAACCTCACCTTTATCACCAGTTGCCCCAGTAGCGCCAGTAGGGCCAACCTCACCTTTTTCTCCGGTAGCGCCAGTAGGGCCAACCTCACCTTTTTCTCCGGTAGCGCCGGTAGCACCGGTAGGGCCACTACATCCTTTTTCACCTTCATCTCCACGACAACCTTTTGGTCCAGTAGGACCAGTAGGACCGGTCGAACCATCACAACCATCATTGCCATGACAACCTTTTGGACCGGTAGGACCGGCATCTCCATCACAACCATTTTTTCCATGATATCCGCGCGGTCCGACAGGGCCAGTGGGACCGGTATCGCCACAACAACCATTTTTACCGTCTTCTCCATCTTGACCGTCTTGACCGTCTTGACCATCTTCGCCATCTTGTCCGTCTTGACCATCTTTACCATCTTGGCCATGTTCTCCATCTTTGCCATCGCGACCATCTTTACCATTTCTACCATCTCTACCGTCGACACCATCCTTACCATTTTCGCCATCTTGTCCATCTTTACCATCGCGACCATCACGTCCATCTTCACCGTCTTTACCATTTTCACCATTTTTCCCATCACGACCATCTTTGCCATCACGACCAGATTTACCATCTTTCCCATTTTCGCCGTCTTTACCGTCTTTACCGTCCATTCCATCACGACCATCTTTACATTCTTTATATTTAATATTACAAGGTTTTTTACAATTTTTATCAGTTTTACATTTTTTATCAGAGTTACATTTTATATTTTTACGACTATTACATTTATTGGAATGCTTTATTGAGCATTCACTATCGCTATCATAGCAGTCTTTTGGCATATATAATGGTATTATATATATAATAATAAGAGTATAAAAATATATTAAAATAAAATAATTTTTGCTAGATATTAGCAGTTAAAAATTCAGGTGTAATTAAAACTTTACATTAGTAATTTAAAAATATAAAAATTCAAATTATTAATTCAATTTCTAATTTATTGTAATAAGAATACATTTACCATCTTTTGTACAATCTTTCGAATATTTAATTTCACTTTCGTATGATGTTTCTTTTTTGTCCTTGTTTTTATATTTATCTACTTTTCTACAAGAACTATGTTTTTTACAATGTTCTCGTTCCTTTTTTTTACAATAATCACAACGTTTACATTGTTGGCGTTCTCGTTGTTGTTCTCGTTCTCGCTCTTTTTTTTTACAAGAATCACAACAATAACTACGTTCATCGTCAGAATAATTATCAAGAGAACAATCATCATCTGAGCATGACTGGTATTTACACGACGAGGAGGGCATTATATATATAATAACTATATTATAAAAAATAAAAAAAATATATTAGATTGCCTAGATGGTTGCAGTTAATAAAAATAATATTTGTACAATTGTAAATTTGTGGTTACAAAATCCATTTTTTATTGAGAACATTTTCAACACTTTCGAGAGCACCTTCTACCCATCCTTGATTCGTGCTTAATAATTCACCGACAACAATCATGTTTTCATATGGATTTTGGGCTTTTTGTAAAAATTCCATTCTATTTTTGAAAGGTTCTCGAAGTGGTTCAAAATAATGAGTGCCAATATCAAAATAATAATCTTTCATGGAAGTCAATTTCAAAGATTCGGGTTTAATTCCAAGTGATAATTCTAGTATAGAACAAATCATAGAACGATTTTCAGAATTATTTTGTAAAAATTTTTTCATATATAGAGAACCTTTGTTATCATTGTATGCTATCATATAAATACCTTCATCTGGATTCATTGGTATGATTTTTTGTAATGGTCCAGGAACAACAGTTAAATGAGGAACATATTTTTTCATAATAGGAATAGATGATTTTGAGAACTTACCATATAATCGTAGAAAAGGTTGTCCATGTATTTGATTATAAATACTATTTTTGGAAGATGCGTTAGGTATTAGTTTTAAAACACTTTCAATGGTAGTAGCCATAATAACTTTTTCACATAAATACATATTATTTTTATTACCAGATTTACTTTTAATAATAATTTCAGTATTCGATTTTCGATTGATTTTAGTAACAATATTATTAAGATGAATGTTCTCAATACCAATCTTTAAAGATAGTATTTCCATTAATTTTTTCCATGGAACTGAGAACCCAGTCCATTGTTCATAGTTATCATCAAACCCATAATTATATAAAGTTTCGTATGCGTCTTCATTTTCATAATCAGTATAACCGGCACATTTAATGAATGTATTATACAAATCACAACCTATAATAGATGTAGCATATTCTTTAAAAGTTTTGTTTCGGTTCTCGATATTATTATGAAATTCTTTTTTAAGTTTCAAGAATACTTTTTTAACATCACAAGTAGTAGCAAAATGATGACCGGTTTCGAATTCATAAATAGGTATTTCAAGTTCTCGCATTAATTTCAATAATAGTTTATCTTTTTTCTTTCTACCGATACCGGCGCCGGTAACGACTGATGTACCATGAAACATTTCATTATTAGCACGACCACCGAGAACATTTTCTTTTTCTAGTAAAACAATGTTTTTATTAGGT